ATAGTGCAGGTGGTCGTGTCATAATTCAAGGTGACCTCTTAGTACAAGGTACTGAGACAATAGTCAACTCAACTACCATGACTATCAATGACAAGAACCTCGTTCTTGCTGATAGTGCCGCTGATGCAACTGCCGCTAACGGGGCAGGACTTACAATTAACGGTGCCTCTGCTACTTTACAGTATGCAGTAACTGGTGATAAGTGGGTTGCTAATAAAAACTTTGATGCTCCAGAACTATTCCGCAATGGTGTTGCCATTGAAGAATATATCGAAGACATCATGGGTGCATCTATTGCAGTCGGTGAAGGTCTTGACTTTACATATAATGATGCCGCTGGTACTCATACATTTACAGCAGAGTTGGCAACAATAACAAACAAAGGTGTATCATCTTATGATAGTGACCAGTTTACAGTAACCTCTGGTGCTGTGACTGTATCCACACTGGACGGTGGCACGTATTAATTAATTATTCCCCTGTATATACAGGGGTTATCCAATATTGGGAAGAGACTGACATATGTCGAACACACTAGTAAAGATTAAACGTAGTGCGGTTAAGGGTAAATCCCCTTCCGTAAGTAACGTTGAATTAGGTGAATTAGCACTTAACACAAATGATGGAAGACTCTTTTTCAAAACAACAGATTCTTCTGGCACTTCTGGTATTACTACACTCAGACAAATCTCTGGTGGCACAGGTATTACCGAAGCATCTGGTGTCCTTAATCTAGACAATACTTCGGTAACTGCCGGAACGTATGGTTCAACTACAGTCATTCCTCAAATTGCGGTTGATGCCCAAGGTCGTATTACTGGTGTTACAAATCAGACAGTCGCAGGTGTATCTTCTATATCTTTCGATTCTGCCAATGGTATTTTATCACTAGGTACAGCAGATGGTAGCACATTCAATGCACAACTAGCAATAGATGCATTTGATACAGATAATCTTGATGAAGGATCCTCCAACCTATATCATACAACTGCAAGAGCACGTGGTGCAATAAGTGCTACTGGATCTCTTTCATATAATAGCAGTACAGGTGTCGTATCTTTCACAGAAAGAACAGATGCAGAAGTAAGAGGATTGATATCAGCATCTGGAGATATAAATTATAATAATTCAACAGGTGTTATATCATTCTCACAGACAGCGGCACCAGTATCAAGTGTTAACGGTGAAACAGGTGCTGTAACATTAACCACCAATGATGTCGCAGAAGGTGGGGGTGTATTATATTATACTACCGCACGATTTGATTCAGACTTTGGTGATAACTCAACATCTGATTTATCAGAAGGGACTAACCTCTATCATACCACTGCCCGTGCACGTAATGCAATAAGTGCATCCAATAGTGGTACAGGATTTGGTTCTATATCATATACCTCTGGTACAGGTGCATTAGAATATACTAAAGTAACAAACGCAAATATCAGATCTGCTATCAGTGCAAGTACTGGTATTAGTATATCCAATGGTGCAATCAGTACAACGATTACTCAGTACACAGATGCAATGGCAGATAGTGCCGCTCGTACTGGTATCTCTGTTACCGATGCGGGTGGTGATGGATCACTTTCCTACAATAACTCTACTGGTGTAATCACATACACAGGGCCGAGTGCTTCAGAAGTTCGTGCACATTTAAGTGCAGGTACTGGTGTTTCATACAGTAGTGGTGAGTTCAGTATTGGACAGGCAGTAGGAACTACAAGTGATGTAACATTTAATGACGTAACCGTGTCTGGAGACCTAACGGTGTCTGGAGATAATACTACCCTAAACGTTGGTACATTGTCGGTTGAAGATAAGAATATTGTTGTGGGTAATAATGCCACAACATCCGCACTTACAGACGGTGCAGGATTAACATTCGGTGCATGGTCATCTGGTACTATTCCAGTATTGAAATGGGATCATGGTAACACTCGTTTTGATTTCAACAAACCATTAAAAGCATCCAGTTTTGTTGGTAACATTGCAGGTAATGTAACTGGTACGGTATCAGACATATCAAACCACGACACAGATGCTCTCAGTGAGGGATCCAGTAATCTGTATCACACTACTGCTCGTGCAAGAGGTGCAATAAGTGCATCTTCTGGTATAGACTATAATAGTAGCACAGGTGCGATAACAGCAGATCAAGGTGAGGTTAGAGGATTCTTTTCGGCAACTGGTGATCTTGGATACAATGCATCAACTGGTGCATTCTCATTTAGTGAGACGTACTCAACTGCCGCCGAACTATTAACAGCAATTAAAACAGTTGACACAAACACAAGTGGTCTGAACGCAGACACATTAGACGGACAACAAGGAACGCATTATAGAATCAATGTGTACAACTCATCCGGTACACTACTAAACTAAGGTAAGAATTATGGCAAACCCAGACACAAGAGACGAACTTATTGATTACAGCTTACGAGCACTAGGATCACCTGTATTGGAGATTAATGTCGCAGATGAGCAGATCGAAGATCGTGTTGACGAAGCACTACAGTGGTTCCGAGAATATCATCCGGATGGAAAAAGACGTTTCTACATTAAACACCAGATCACTCAAGCAGATATTGACAACAAGTATATTGATCTTGGACAGGATCTTCTTACCGTAGTTCGTATGTTCCGTGTAGATAATGCATCTGCATCTACTAACTTCTTTGATATCAAGTATCAAATGAGACTGAATGATATTTCTGAACTAAATAGATTTGCAGGTGATATGGCATACTATGAGCAAATGCAACAACATCTATCATTACTTGATATGAAATTAAGTGGTGAACCATTAATAACATTCGAAAGACAGAAAGACCGTGTTCATTTTGAACATGATGCCGGAGACTTTACAGTAGGAAACTATGTAATCTTTGAGGTATACGGAGATCTAGATCCAGACGTTGCAACTAATTCAGTACTGAATTCATTGTGGAATCATAAGTTTTTAAAGACATACACTACTGCACTTATTAAAAAGCAATGGGGACAAAATATGTCTAAGTTTGAAGGTATGCAATTGCCCGGCGGTGTTACTATGTCGGGAAGACAAATTTACGATGATGCAAATACAGAGATAGAACAAATAATGACAAAGTTTAGGGAAGAAGAAGATGTCGGCCCTATGTTCTTTATAGGATAAACAATGGCAACAAATCCATGGATTTCAAAGGAAGTACGGTCTGAACAGAACCTGTACGAAGATCTAGTAATAGAATCTTTGCAGTTTTATGGTCAAGATGTATATTACCTTCCACGAGAACTAGTCAACGTTGACAAGGTATTTCTTGACGATGTGCCATCACATTTCAGTGATGCATATAAGATCGAGATGTACGTTGAGAACGCAGATGGTTTTGGGGGCGAGGGAGATCTATTTTCTAAATTTGGTGTTGAACTAAGAGACCAAGCAACCTTCGTGTGTGCACGTAGACGTTGGAAGTCTTTAATCGGTGATAAACTAGATGCTTATAATTTCCGTCCACGTGAGGGTGATGTTATATACATCCCATTCTCTAAGTCATTATTTGAAATCTTTAAGGTTGAAACCGAAACTCCATTCTACCAATTAAACCAACTACCTACGTTCAGACTTCAATGCGAGTTATTTGAATATAATGATGAGGACTTTGATACCGGAATCGATAGTATCGATGACATTGAAGTTGAAGGTGCATATCAATATAAACTGACTATGGAAACCCCTTCGGTGTCTACTGCCAAAGGTGATGCTGTTATGAATTTAAATGGTCAGATAACATCCATTGATATGAGCACTCAAGGACGTGGTTACTTAACTGCACCTACCGTTACTATAGGTGCAAACTTAGGTGGGGTTGCTAAACTAGGCAACCAGTCACTTAATGTTCTTAGAGGACGTGGTTTAGAACAACCATACTCTCAAACAAATGTTCATGGTACAATTGAGATGTGGGTAAGAGTTGATACTCTACCAGTATCTGGTCAACAAGTATTATTCGCAACTGGTGGTACTGGAAGAGATGCAAAAACTTATTTCTGGGGTATAAACTCTGCCGGAGAATTAGTCTATAGTAGGGGTAATAACGGTGGGGGTGGATTGGTAAACCTCGTTGGTAATAATATTATCTTTGCACCAGACACTTGGCACCATTTATTAATAGGTGCTGACGCAACAAATAATCTTGTTGTATATTTTGATAATGTCAAAAAGTACGATAATAACATTACCGGAGTAACATTTGATTGGATCTCTAGTAATGGTTATGCCGTAGGATCCGATGCCGCCCGAGAGATTGATGGTGTCCAATGGGACGCATTCACAGGGTACATCGATGAATTCAGAGCACAGGTTGGTTCTAAATCAAGTCTGTTAGTTCCTCGATATGTAGATAGTGGAGTAGATACTAATCTTACCCCACAGACTGTCGAGTATACTTCTGATTCTGCCACTGCTGTTCTAGAACATTTTAATGCTATATCTGCAACCGCAACCTCAACAATCGATGCTAGTGGTCGATTGGAATCAGTCATTATAAATGATCAAGGACTATATTATGAAGGAGAACCTACGGTTACCTTCTCTGCACCATCTACGGGTGGTGAGTACAAACGCAATGAATCTATTCAACAGGTTACTGATAATTATACCATAAAAGGTGAAGTTGTCAAGTGGTCTGATTCAGATAATTGCCTATACTTAGCACACGTTGGTGCAACAGATGGTAAGTTCCATACATTTAATACTAGTAACGCAGTAATCGGTCTTACATCCGGAGCACACTTTGCTCCAAGTTTAGTAGGAGAGTTACAAGAAATACAGTCAAACTATTCAAGTGATCCTACTGCCGACACACCACAAGCAAACTTCTTTGATGACTTCGAAGGTGACTTCTTAGACTTCTCAGAGAGTAATCCATTTGGAGATATGGCATAATGTTTGGATCATGGTTTTATCATAAGAGGGTTCGAACTGCTGTATCAGTATTTGGATCTTTATTCAATAACATTTATGTACTGCGTCAAAACAGTGCGGGTGAAACTATCTCTCAAGTCAAGGTGCCTTTATCATATGCACCCAAAAGATCTTTTATAGAAAGATTAAATGAGATGAAAGACGGGGAGCAATCCGAACGTAGAGTTGCTATCAAACTTCCACGTATGTCTTTTGAGATTACATCAATGGCATATAGTCCGGAGAGACAATTGCCTAAAACTAATTCGTTCTCTACTGCACTCAGTGGAAGTGTTAATAAAAGAAATGAGTTTTATACCTCAGTTCCATATGACATTTCGTTTGACGTAAACGTATATGCAAAATCACAAGATGATGCATTGCAAATGGTAGAGCAAATATTACCATACTTTAATCCACAATATACAGTTTCGGTAAAACCGTTCGGTACGCAATATCCAGAGATAAAAGAAGACGTACCTATTGCTTTAACTGGGGTGTCATTCTCAGATGACTTCGAAGGATCCATTGGTGACCGTAGAACAATTATTTACACATTAACGTTTAATATGAAGATTGCGTTCTATGGGCCTATCAACTCATCCTCTATTGTAAGAACAGTTAACAACAACATATATACTCTTGGTGATAGTGATACTTTCCAACTATCAATGCAAACAACTGCCACTCCGAGTGGTGTAAATGCTGATAGTGATTATGGATTCAATCTGGCATATTTAGATAGTGCTCAGTAATGTTAAACTATGCTCGTTATATAAAACGTAAGTATGGTTTTGGTTTAGAAAGGAAAGGTAGAATAGTAGATATATTAGTATGACAGAAAAAAACATTGATAAAGATTATGAAACTTCGAGGGATACCTATAACGATTTGATCGAGAAGGGTAGAGAATCTCTTGAGTTGATGATAGAGGTGGCACGTGAAAGTGAACACCCCCGTGCATTCGAAGTTCTTTCGGGCATGATCAAAAACATTTCAGATGTCAATGACAAACTTATGGATCTTAATAAGAAGTATAAGGATGTTACCAAGGAAGACGATCCTAAGAAACTCGAAGGAACTACTAATAACAATTTATTCATTGGATCTACTACTGATTTACAAAGATTATTACAGGATGATGCCAAAGTGATTGACCATGACGATTCAGACTAAAGAGTCCTATCTTGGTAACGTCAACGTAAAGAGAGATGGAGTTGCCGAAGAATGGACAAAGAAAGATATACTAGAATACCAGAAATGCATGAAGGATCCTGCATACTTCTGTCGTACCTATGTAAAGGTGGTACATCTTGACAAAGGACTCGTCAAATTCGATCTTTATGATTATCAAGAAAAAATGTTCGAACACTTTGATAAGAATAGGTTTGCTATCGTACTTGCTTGTAGACAGAGTGGTAAGTCGATATCAAGTGTCGGATACTTACTCTGGTACGCATTATTCCACCCCGAAAAAACAATTGCTATCCTTGCAAACAAAGGTGCCACTGCACGTG